AAGACACTTCTTGATGCAAACAAAAAGCCAATTGTCATTGCAACAATTCCATTGGCTAAGAATTCACCTGCCGTCACAAACTTCTTGATGAAAGTATCTGGCAAGCCACTTACAAGTGACATGGTGATGAACGCCTATGATGCAGGTGGAATTGCTGGCAAGTTTAATGCAGCGTTAAATCCAGTTCGACGCGCAATGGATGACATTGCCAACATGGCAAAGAATCCTGAAACATTTGCCGTCAATGTTGAGAAGTCATATCCAGGTACGCAATTCACTCCTGATTTAATTCAGAAGTTGTCAAAGGCTACAGATGGACGTGACGTTGCATCTATCTTTGCTAAATCTCTTTACTCTGGCGAAATGGCTGAGAAAGCAAACATTTCAACTGCTTTGTCGCTCCCAACTAAAACACTTGGTCGAGCGCTAGTAAACAAGGCAACAGATAAGATTATTCAGAAGGCTGGCGATACGCCTATTTCACAAGAGCGTAACTTGCTCTTGCCAAAGGCAATGCCAGTAATGAATCCAGATGGTACGCAGAAGTTTATTACAGATGCAAAGACTGGCGCACAAGTCCCAGTGATGAAGTCACAATGGGGCGGACTTTACACAAAGTCTGCCGATGGCTGGAATGGTTGGAACGCTTTAGCAGGTAAGGTTCGTACCTTTACTGGCTATAAGGCTTTGACCATCAACAAGACTCTCCTTGAGCAGTCTGGCGAAAACTTTAAGTGGACTGACCATAATGCTGGCACAGCACTTTACAATATGTTCTACTATGCAATGCCACGTGATGTTGCCCTTGAAAAGGCATCAGAAATTATGGCTGCGCCAACAATTGCTGAGAAGCAAGCGCTGTATGCGCAAGGCGTAAAGGAAGTCATCAAGGCTGCTGGTATTCCTGATGATGAAGACATGGTTTCTAAAATCATGTCGCACGCTCAGCGTGCAACTACTGGTGGTAAGCGCTCAGACGCTATATATGGCCATGACACCACAGGTAATGGTGTAGGCACGGTAGAGATGAAGGCAAGTAATCATCCTAACGATACCCTCAGCACTCCAGCAGACCCACAAGAAGTCGCTCTTTGGGGATGGCAGCAAGGCGGAAACGCTTTCATCAACTTCAAAGAATTACGTAAAGCAATGCGTCAAACAACAGTACATGGAATGATGTACTCAAAGGCTGATGACTGGTGGAGTTATTACACCGACAAAATCTTTGCACCAATGACTCTTTTCACAACAGGCTTTGGTCTACGTGTAGCAGGCTCTGAAGCCTTGCACCAGGTTATTCGTAATGGCCTTGGTGGATACATGCAAGACAAGATTGCGTTTAACGCAGCCAAGTATAAGTACCTCAAGATGTCGCCAGAAGAGCGTCAAGCCATGGCTGACCATCTTGCTCAGATGACAACACCTGAGGACCATGAAGCAGCACTTGCTGGCAAGACTGTCAAAGAAAATGCAGTCACTAAAGATATTGCTGAGAAAACAGCAACTGAAGATGCTCTTCGCGCTACAGCAGAGAAGGACCCATTAGTCAAGCGTATTGTTGACGCTCGTGGCCTTGTCAAGCCAGTAGGTTGGGCATCAAGCAAGATTGCTCCTTATGTCGCTGAAGACAAGATGAATGTACTTACCAACTGGCTCATCCAGATGCATGGTATGTCTATTCCAGCAGGCGTAGCCTCTGACCACTTTGCTCACTACTCGCTAAACGCTGCAGAGCGTGCTAGCCAGTTCGTTGAGCAGAACGGCCATGGTTCAACTGGCTTAGAAGATATCATGTCCTTGACTGGCAAAGATAAAAACTTCCACGCTTACTGGGCACAGAACCTTTCCAAGTTGCGCAATGAGCAGATGGCTCGTGACATTGCCAACGACTACATTCGTCTTTCAAAAAGTCCTGATTTTCAGGCTTTGTCTAATGACGAAAAGTGGAGCCAGATTCAGCAACTTCACCAGGTGCGTATTGAGGACCCAACCAAATATGCAAACCTACGAGATACTCTTGTCGGTCTTCGTGATGGTAAGGCAGACTCTTTCTCAAATGCTCAGGTTAAAGCATTTGCTGGCTTGGTTCAAGGTAAAGATGGAACTATCCACGATAACCTTATTCAGAACATTGCCAATAACAAGCCAACATACGCTACAGATTTAACGGCTATTCCACCAATTTCAAGCCCTGTTAAGGTGCTTGGTAAAGAGCCACGCAACACAATGGATAACCCATTGCAGCGTATTACTCAGGTTGGATACCGCAAGTTCATTAATCCAGTTATGGATAGCATTTCTCGTGAGCCAATCTTTGGCCACTATCTTTACGAGAATTATCGTTCAATGAAGCCAATGCTTGATGCTGGCCACATGAGCGAAACAGAAGCACTACAAATTGCAGGTCAGAAGGCAGTCATTCAGATGTTGCCTCTTATCCACAACCCTGCACTTCGTAGCCAGTTTGCGATGATTTCTCGTAACTTGCTTCCATTCTACTTTGCTCAAGAGCAGGCTATTAAGCGTTACGCACGCCTTGCATATCAGGCTCCACAGGCTTTCCGTGACTTCCAGATGATTAACCACGGCATCAACAATCCTGGCTTTATCCATCAGGATTCATCTGGCAACAAGTACATGGTCTATCCACTTATCGGTGAGTTCGGCAACGCTGCCGTTCGTGCCGCTAACGCACTTGGATTTACCCAGTTTACTGGATTGCCAGAGTCAATCACTGGTAACGTTTCATCCCTTCAGTCAGTACTTCCTGAAGCAAAGATGCCTGGCGTCAACCCATTTGCAACTATCCCGCTTCAGTTAATCAAGAACCATTTCCCATGGGCTGATTCTGCAGTCAATGCTGCAACTGGTGGTTACCCAGGAACTACGCTTATCAACGCTCTTCTCCCTAACTCAGCCATGCGTGACTTGTTCAATGCCATGACGATGAATGAGAAGGAAAGCATGGTGCACAATGCCATCCTTTCAGCAATGGCTGCAGCGTATTACCACGGAGATTTGCCTGACAATTATGCGGCTTTGCCAGCATCAGTTCAGCAACAATACCTTGACAAGATTGATGCCAATGCACGCACAAACTTGTTCATCAAGGGCATCCTATCGTTCTTCTTGCCACTGTCTCCGTCGGTAAGCAACGATTACTACAACAAGAATCTTCAGACTCTTCGCTCTGAATTCCTTGGCTACATGAATAAGGTAAACCCAGACACTGGTAAGACTTACACTTTAGCCGAGGCTACGGCTGCATTTAATGCAGAACATGGACAAGTCAAGGCTGCCGATGGCACCATGATTTGGAGAGGTACTGCATATACCGCATATCAGACAAAGACTGGTACTGCTGGGGCAGACCTTCCGCTTAATGATGCAACTATGAATTGGTTGAACCAAAACGGCGATTTGATGAATCAATACAAGTACGGCGCAGCCTACTTAATTCCTCAGACCAAGGCTGGTACAGATGCTCTGAAGGTGGAAAATTACCTTCTGACTCGCCAGTTGCGTTCAAAGGAAACTTCTCAGGAGTTCATGGATTCAATCTACATCGCCAAAGGATGGGCTGATGCAGCCCCTGTTTACAATGCATATCAAGCATTGATGACAGAAGCGCGTAAGAATAATGACCGTCGTGCTGCTGCTACTTATACCCAGAACTGGAATAACTACGCACAGACAGTTATTGGCGCTAACAATCCAACATGGTATGCCGATTACACAAACCCTGCCCGTAAGAATACAGCAGAGACAGTCATTGGCGAATTCCAGAAAATGAATACTGCTGGCAAGTTAACTGGTCCGCAGGCTGATGGAATCAAGACATTGCTTACTATGTACGATGCTTACCATCAAATTCTCCTGGCAAATACATTGAATGTTGGTGGAAGAATAACTCATACTCCAATGTACTCAATGACTCAAAACAATTGGTTTGCATACTTAACCCAATTGGAAGCAGAGCAACCAAACCTTACAAACGTTATCAACAGCGTATTTAAGAGAGTGAAATAATGAGCACATCTAAAGGAACTCCCGCACCTGCGCCTGACGCAAATGCCGCTGCTGCGGCTAAAGCAAAGGCACAAGCAGATGCAGCCAAGGCGATTCTTGGTGCTGACCCAAATGCTAACTCTGCTTATTACACCCCTTCAACATACAATGTTTATCAATTAACCCAAACTTCCCAACCAGACATTGCATCCCTTGTTAATAGCACAATGCTTAGTCTTGTTGGCCGTGCTGCTACGCCTCAAGAAATTCAACAATATGGTGCTGAACTTCTTGCTGCAGAACGAGCAAATCAAGGCTTGGCAAGTACGAGCACAAGTTACCAGACCACTGGAGCAGGTGTTGGTAAGAAAGGTGCTACTACTGGTACCGACCTTTCAACTGGTGTAAATGCTTCAGACTTTATTGGGAATCTTATTCGTGGTACTGCAGATGCCCGTACATATCAGGCAGCAACTGCATATTTTGATGCCATGAAGCAGTCCAATAATAAGTACACAGGAGGATTCAGTGGCTGAGAAAAACTACAAACTTAAAAAGGGCCAGTGGACCGACCAAGTTATCAACATTGGTGTAGATAAAACTATCCCACTTGGAAACGTTACTGTTGTTTATAACCCAGATGGTTCTGAGGCTGGATTTATCAGAGACGGCGTATTTTACAATCCTGGTGAAAAAGTACAGGCACAGCCAAAGACTTCTAAGTCTGCTGCTGCACCTGCAGCCAAGACAGACCCTATGGCAAAGTACAACTTGCCACCAGAGGTAGATGTTTCCGATATCAAGAATATGACTCCTGATGAACTTCAAAGCCATATTGCTGAAGCCAAAAAGCGTGCAGATGCTGCCACAAAACTTTATCAAAACACATCATCATCTGACACTGATTATGCCTATATCAAGCAGGCAAACGATTCTTCTATCAACCAGTTGAATGCTTTACAGGCTGCAGTAAAAACTGCTCCTGCTGCAAAGGGCGCAGAAAAGACAACAACAACAGCAACAACTATTGATACTTATTCGCAACTTGATTCTTTGCAAAACCAAGCAGATGGCTGGGAGTCTTCCAGGGAAGCAGCCCAAAATCAAATGGACAGCAATCCAGTTGGTTCTGCTGATTACAATTCAGCCAAAACTCGTCTTGATGAAGCAAACAAAAATTTACAGACAATTAATGACAATATTAAAAAAGTCAAGTCTGGCGAACAAATTACACCTGAGCAACAGCAAAGTAAGAGCAAACAGGCTGTTCAAAAAGCACAAGATAATGTTAATAAAATTCAAGAACAGATTACTCGCTTAAAAGATAAAGGCTTAGATACTTCAAACCTTGAACCTAAACTTGACGAAGCAAAGAAAAAAGTAACAGATGCCCAGGCTGCTACGCCACAAACATCAGTAACTTCAAACAAATTAAACAAAGCACAAACTGATGCTTTTAATGCAGCAGTTGCAAAAGATACTGCTACTACAGGTTCTGGTGCAAAATCGGGTGCAGGTGCAAGTAGCGGCACCGCAGGTAGCGCAGGAGCAGGTTCAAGTGGTGGTGCAGCAGGCGGAGGAACATCAGGTTCTAGCGGACCAACTTATTCTAAGACAGCACCTCGTAGCGCCGTTGGCGTAGATTCTGCTGGTAATTGGGTTGATTCCAAGGGAAGAATTGTTGGAACATCAGTAGCCCCTGCTATTTCCATGATGCCTAAGGGTGCCGTCGGAATTGAAGCAGGCAACTGGGTAGATGCCAAAGGCAACAAACTTGGTTCTGCTACACCAACAAGTTCTACTGGACAGACTGCAAACCAAGATGCTTACGAAAAATTCCGCCAGCAGTATGGTTCAGAAGCAGCAATTATTGACTCTAACCCTGAGTTAAAGGCTGCATTTAATAATGCGTTAAATGCCCCAGGCGCTGCTCTTTCTACACCTCAATGGCAATCAATTTATGAGAATAGCAACTACTACAAAAATTCTTATAGTTCATTCCTCAATGCTGAACAGACTCGTCTTGCTCAACCAGGCTCATATGTTCAGGCTTACAACAAAGCCATCACAGATGTCAAGGCTTACGCAGCACAGGCTGGTATCTCATTAGACTGGTCGTCACCTGACCTTCAGCCAATCACCATGACTCCTGGGCAAACAAATAACCCACTTGCCAGCAAGCAGTTTGACCCAACCAAGCCTGGCCTTATTGATGACATCCTTCACAAGTACTGGGATACTGGCGCTAATCAAACAGCCATTACCCAATACATTGCATCAAAAGGTAAAATTGACCCAACAATTATGGGTGGTAAGGCTCAGACTGATGAGCAGACTCTTCGCTCATTTGCTTCTGACCTTGGCTTAAGCAACCTTTCTCTTCCAACGCTTCAGGGTGGAGATTACTTTAATAACGCTGCAACTCAAATTGCTCAAGGCGGAATGGTTAACGGTACTCCAACCGACATCAACTACTGGAAGCAAGATTTAATCAATAAGGCTAAAGATGTCTATGGTGGAAAGTACAATACCCAACTTGACGCTGGTCAAACAATCAAGTCGCTTGCTGCTCCATATATCAATAGTTTGACTAACCTGCTTGAATCTTCACCAGACACAATCAATCTTTCTGACCCAACTGGTGACGGTGCATTAATTCGCAACGCCATGCAAAAAGGTACAAGCCCAGAAGACTTTGCAAAGCAAGTAATGAATGACCCACGTTGGCTTTCAACGAAGAATGCTAAGACAAGTCTTATGGGCATCGGCAACCAATTCTTAAGCGCTTTTGGCTTAAGCGCACTAGGATGATTGGATAAATAATGGCATCTTATTATAACGATTTACTTGCCGATGGAAATACTTCGGCAGCAGATATGGCTGCTGCAACCGATTATGGAAATCGTGGCCAAACATCTTCAGCACCAGTTGCAGGTTCTTTGGAAGATTATGCTGCCATGCTTGCAGCAAGCGTCGAGCAAGGAAAAAAAGATGTTAAAGCACTTACTGACACGTCAGCAGTAACTGCTGCAAAAACAGAAGTTGCTACCGAAAAAACATCAAATGCTGCACTTGCAAAATCATTAGGTGCGACTATTAGCCCAACTGGGATGATAACACCACCTACTAGCGGATATACAACACAAAGCATAAATGCTGCCGCTGGGATTTCTACACCTCCGCCAGTAGTTGCGCCAACAACGCCTACATCTGATTCAAATGCTCTTAATGCACTTAACGCATTATTTGCTGGATATGGTTTTCCACCTGATTTTGGTAATTACATCAGAGTTATGTTTGCTGCTGGTTATCAAGATGCGGCAACTATTGCCAACATTGCTCAGAACCCAAAGACATTTACCTCTAATGACCCAGCAGTCCAGGCAGCATTCAATGGCCTTAGCCAGGAATGGCAAGCCCGTTTCTCTGGCAACCAATTGCGTATGGCCAATGGCTTAGACCCACTTCCTGCATCTCAGTACATTGCCAATGAGCAATCATACAAGCAGGTTATGCAGATGGCAGGATTGCCAGCAAGCACATTGAGCAATGATGTTCTTGGAAAACTTATGGCTCAGGATGTATCCCCAGCCGAAGTTCAGACACGAGTCAACGCAGCCCTACAGGCTGTTCAGTCTGAGGACCCATTTGTCATTCAACAACTTCAGACACAGCATGGAATGACTCTTGGCTCAATTGCCCTTCACCTTCTTGACCCAACCATTGCAGCACCTGTTATTCAACAGCAGGTAGCAGCAGCGCAGATTGGCGCTGAAGCAGCGCGTGTTGGTTCAAACATTAACCAAGATTATGCAATGAAACTTGCAGGTCAAGGTGTGACACAGGGCCAGGCACAACAAGGATTCCAGTCAATTGCTACTCAGCAAGCAGCGCTTCAAGCAGTTGCTAATCAGTCTCCAGCATTTTTACCAGCAGGAGCAATTGGCGGAGCACTACAGACAGCAACCTTTGGGACACCAGGCGCTCAAGATTACGCAACTGCACAAGCAGAACTTGCTCGTGTTAAAGCAGCCGCTGCCAATCCATTTGGCGGCTCTTCTGGCGTAAGCAAGGGAAGCCTCATGGGTAGTGAAGAAGGCATTTCGTAATAACTAGATTCCACACGGACTGACCAGCATCCGTTGTGCGTACCACTGACTGGTAGTAGGAGCCAAACTTCCTTCCCCTGGGAAACTTTGCGGCCTGCGTCACAACTAACGAAAAGGGAGTGCCACATGGCAAACCAATATGAAGATGACGACTTCGATGATATCGAAGAGACTCAAGATGCAAATGGTCCTGCGAATCTTCGCAAGGCATTGAAGCGAGCAGAGAAAGAAAAGAAAGACTTAGCAGAACAATTGGCTGCTATTCAGTCAGACTTACGCTCACGCTCAGTCAAGGAAGTATTGGCACAGAAAGGCGTACCAGATAAGGTCGCCAAATTTGTACCAGGCGACGTATCAACGCCAGAGCAGATTGATGCTTGGCTTTCTGAGAATGCTGACATTTTCGGAATTAAGCCAGCAGAAGAAACTGCTCAAGCCTCACAAGAACAGCAAGCAAACGTAGCATCGTATCAGCGTATTAACGCTGCGACACAAAATGCAGCAACCCCAACCCGTGACCAGGACTTGGCCGCGAAGATTGCTGGGGCTAAAAACATTGATGAACTCAATGCATTAACAGGTCTACCAAGCCAGCGTTTTAGAGGCTAACTAAAACAATCCATCCGCACAAACCTTATAGAAAGAAGGTGACACAGTGAGCAACGCATATACAGACATTACCTCTGGTTCGTCGCTAGGTAACTACCTAGTACAAACCGCGTATGACCGTTATGTAGAATTCGCTCTCCGTGCTGTGCCTCTTATCCGCGATGTCGCAGACAAGAAGCCAGTACAGCAGGCAATGCCAGGTTCTTCAGTAGTCTTCCAGATTTACACAGACCTCGCAGCAGCAACAGCAACACTCTCAGAAACTGTTGACCCAGATGCAGTAGCACTCGGTAACACAACACAGGTTTCTGTAACACTTAATGAATATGGTAACGCTTCTCTTGCTACACGTAAGTTGGAGTTGTTTTCACTTTCAGATGTTGACCCAGCAATTGCTGACATCATCGCATTCAACATGGCTGACTCTCTCGACACAGTTGCACTCCAGACCCTCACAGGTGGACCAAATGCAATTGCTGAAGTTAACGGTTCTGTCGTATCTACCTATGCAGGTACATACACAAACGGCACAACCAACAAGTCAATCCTCTCAACAGACGTAATCAAGTCTCGTGACATCCGTTTGGCTGTCGCTAAACTCCGTGCTAACAAGGCTGTCCCACGTCAGGGCGAGTACTACTGGGTTGGTATTCACCCAGAAGTTTCACATGACCTCCGTGCTGAGACAGGTCTTGGCGGATGGCGTGATGACCACAAGTACTCAGAGACAGGTGCTGCTGAGTTCTGGCCAGGCACAATCGGAACATACGAAGGTGCTATGTTCGTAGAGACACCACGTATGGCTAACTTCGCTGACGGTACAGGTGCTGGTTCAGCATCAGGTACTTTTGGTACTTCTTCATATGTCAACGCTACAGGTGGCGTACGTGTATTCCGTACACTCGTTGCTGGTAAGCAGGCACTTGCAGAAGCAGTTGCTGAAGAGCCACATGTTATCTTCGGACCAGTTGTTGATAAGTTGATGCGTTTCCGTCCAATCGGATGGTACGGCGTTCTTGGATGGGCACGTTACCGTGACGCATCCCTCGTCCGTATTGAAACAACATCTTCAATCCACACAGCGTAGTTTGAAGTAACGGTAAGGGTGGGGTTAAGCACGACTTGAAATAAAGTCACACTCCCACCCTTATCACTTAACAAGGAGAAACATGGGATACCAATTTACACCGCCAGCAGTTGATGAGACTCCAGGTGGATTCGGAAGATTGTTCTGGCGTTACCGTATTGCCCGTGGGGACACGCTTCTTGTTAATGGAACAGTAGTAACTCGTGTCCGTACCCCAGGAGTAGATGAAGTCTTAGCCGCTGACTACTACTACCTCGGTGGCCATATATATCCCATCACAGATGTGGAACGCACAATTTTGATTAACGCTGGTTACGGCGCAAACATTACGACAGTTTAAGGGGAGCCATGAATCCAGGTAGATACAACCTCGCCGTTTATCAGGGCACAACCTTCCAACTCAAGCCAGTCTGGAAGATTGGCGGAATACCTGTAAACCTTACAAATTACTCAGCAGATATGCAAGTGCGCTACGCATCAGACACTGCTGTGATTGTTGAACTTTCAACTTCTGCAGGTGGAGCAACAATTGATGCCGCTGATGGCCGCATTAACCTTTATTTGTCTGCCACCCAAACTGCTGCTCTCCCAGCAGGCACATATCAGTACGACTTGAATCTTACAAACAATACAGACGGAACTGTCTATAAAATTCTTCAGGGTGTCTTCATCGTGAATGTGAGTGTGACTCACTAATGACAACTACTCCTGACACAATTTCCATTGTTGAAATTCCCATCACTACAAATGTCTATGACATTGCTGTTAGCCAACTTGACATTGTAGAATTAGGCCCTATCGGCCCACAAGGTCCTCAGGGCTACCAAGGATTGGCAGGTAACACAGGTGCAACTGGAGCCACTGGAAGTACAGGCGGACAAGGCTCAACTGGAGCAGCAGGTTCAGCAGGAAATACAGGAGCCACTGGCTCTATTGGAGCAACTGGACCAAGCGGTGCAACAGGTGCTACAGGTAGCACTGGCCCGACTGGACCTACTGGAAGCCAAGGTAACACAGGAAGCACAGGGGCTGGAACGACAGGACCCACGGGTGCTACTGGCCCAACAGGTTCTATTGGAAGCACAGGGTCTACTGGACCCACAGGGGCAAATGGAGTAACTGGTTCAACAGGAAGTACTGGACCAACAGGGGCCACTGGTAATACTGGCGCACAGGGTAATACTGGTGCTCAGGGAAATACGGGGGCCACAGGTGCCACAGGAGCAATCGGAAACACAGGAGCCACTGGAAACACAGGTGCCCAAGGAAACACTGGTGCGACAGGTGCTGTCGGAAGCACAGGTGCAACAGGCCCTACAGGCCCTACTGGATTAACGGGTAATACAGGCGCTACGGGCAATACAGGTAACACTGGTAACACAGGTGCTGCAAGCACCGTTCCTGGCCCTACAGGGCCTACAGGAGCCACTGGAAACACTGGTCCTAGCGTTACTGGTGCAACTGGTCCTACAGGTGCCACAGGCGCAGGTGGCGCTTTAGGCTACTACGGAAACTTTTACGATACTACAACCCAAACCAACGCTGGCGCTACTAGCGCAAACCTTATTACGATTAACACCAATGCTGGTTCAAGCGGTGTAAGTATTGTTTCAAGCAGTCAGATAACTTTTACCTACGCTGGGACTTACTCAGTAAACCTTTTAGGTCAGTTCATTACCACAGGCGGTGGAAGCAACTATCAAGTTAACGTTTGGTATGCACTTAACGGCACAGCCGTAACCGAGTCAACGGCAGTCTTTACAACTGCTGGTGTTAATAACCAAGTGCTTGCAAACATTGAAGATTTAGTAACCGTAAATGCTGGCGATTACATTCAATTCTATTGGTCATCACAAAATACTTATATGGAATTGTTGGCTGTATCGGCAGGTACATCACCAACTCGCCCTGCATCTCCTAGTGTAAATCTTCACGTTGAGCAGATTATGTACACCCAACTCGGACCGACAGGAGCAACTGGTGCAAATGGCGCTAACGGCAATACTGGCGCTACTGGCGCCACTGGTTCTACTGGCAACACTGGTCCTACTGGACCGACTGGAGTTGCAGGCAACACGGGCGCAACAGGAAATACAGGTAACACAGGAGCCATAGGTAACACAGGCTCAACTGGACTAACTGGAAATACTGGAGCGACAGGAGCAACGGGTGCCACAGGAACCGCAGGAACTAACGGAGCAACTGGGGCTACAGGCCCAACAGGAGCAACTGGTACCGCAGGTACCAACGGCGCAACAGGAGCAACAGGACCGACAGGCGCAACAGGAACAGCGGGAACTAATGGTTCTACAGGCGCAACTGGACCAACTGGACCTGCTGGTTCAAATGGAACCAATGGAGCCACGGGTGCGACAGGGGCTACAGGTACTGCTGGAACGAATGGGGCTGTTGGAAACACGGGCGCAACAGGCGCTACTGGCAGCGTTGGTGCGACTGGAACGACAGGGCCTACTGGCCCGACAGGACCAACTGGCGTTACAGGTAATACGGGAGCAACTGGGTCCACGGGTTCAACAGGTGCTACAGGCGCAGCCAATCTTTACGACATACTAATGCTTGGCGGTATGTGATAAACTTATACCATGAAGATTGCTGTGTATGCAATATCAAAGAATGAGATTCTTCATGCGGAACGTTTTGCGAAAGCCTGTGCTGATGCTGATTATGTTGTCGTTGCTGATACTGGCAGCACGGACGGAACACAAGAAGCGCTTAAAGCGCTGGGAGTAACAGTCCACCAAATCAACATCAAGCCATTTAGGTTTGACATGGCTCGCAATGCAGCACTGGCCTTAGTGCCAGACGATGCTGACGTATGCCTTATCCTGGATTTAGACGAAGTACCTGAGCCAGACTTCTTCAAGAAGGTACGCAAAAAGTGGAAGGCTGGGGCTGACCTCGGCTGGATTATCATGAAGACTGATGCTAACAAATGGGAGCGAGACAGACTTCACTCCAGGTGGAATTGGACATGGAAGTATCCATGCCATGAGGTAAATGTCTTTTACGGCAAACACCAAACAATTGACTGCGACATCCGCAATGCTGTTATCGAGCATCTGCCAGACAATAACAAGTCTCGTAGCCAATACATAGAACTGCTGGAACTAGCAGTCAAAGAGTTTCCCCAGGACCCACGTATGTGGACCTATATGTGCAGAGAATACTTCTTCTACTCCAGGTGGGAAGATGTTATCAAAGCAGCAGAACACAAGTTAGAAAACGGTGGTTGGGATGTTGAA